TTTTACAAAATCGCATTCAAAATTTTAAACAAACAAAACAAAACAAAATAGTATGAAAAGAAAAAAGTACTGGACAACAAAAAACAATCATTCACCTAAACAAAAGGGAACAAACAAAATTACAAATAAATAAAAAACAAAAAAGTATGAAAAGAGTATTATCTTTTGTGGCAGCAGTATTAATATTAAGTAGCTGTACACGTATCAATCCAACCGAAGTAGGTTTTAAGATTGACAATAGTGGTGATTATCGTGGTATTGATAGTTTACCTTTATTAACAGGATTTCAGTTTTACACTCCGGGTTTTACCTATGTAGTAACAATTCCAACAACACAACAACACGTAGCTTGGACTGAAAGTTCAACTGAAGGCAAACCAATTGATGAAGCAATTGTAGTTAGTTGTAATGGTGGAGCTGGTTTCAAAATGGATATTGGTTTAAACTATCGTGTTAATCCAACTAAGGCATCTAAGATTTATTTAAAGTATAAGACAGATGATTTAGAGAGTATCACAAATACCTATTTACGAAATGTAGTTAGAGGTTCAATGCAGGATGTTAGTGGTTTATTAACTGTTGATAGTATCTTAAATAATTTGCCTGGCTTTGAAGCATCAGTTCGTAAGAATGTAACTGAGAGATTTGAGAAGGATGGATTTATTGTAGATAACTTTAGCATCTTAAAGCAACCTGTACCAACCGATAAGAGTTTATCAGATGCTATTAACGCTAAAATTAGAGCAAAGCAAGATGCTGAGACTTCTAAAATGCAGTTACAAAGTTCAATCGCTGAGGCTAACAAACAAATTGCCAAAGCAAGAGGTGATAGTGCAACGAAAGTAATTAACGCAATGGGTGAGGCTGAAGCAGTTAAGAAAATTCAGCAAGTATTAACCCCTACTTATGTTGAGTATATCAAAGCAACTCGTTGGAATGGAGTTCAACCATCCGTAGTTGGTGGTGGGGGTGGAATGATTTTACAATTAAAACAATAATTTGGTAAAATCAAAATAAAATCGTAAATTTGTAATGAATTATTATTTAATAACTGCCTTTGTTAAGGCAATTAAAGCAAAAAAGAAGTGAAAACATTTAAAGACTTAGAGTTTGAACCACATGCATCCGGAATGGGTGGTGTGATGAGCCGTATCTATTTTGATAATGGATATGGTGCTAGTGTAGTTAAAACTCCTTATACCTATGGTGGTGATAAGGGATTGTATGAATTGGCTGTGTTGGATAACGAAGGTAATATAACATATAGTACGCCGGTTACTGATGATGTAATTGGATACTTAAGACCAGAAGATGTAACTGATGTATTAGCTAAAATTCAACAACTATAAGATGTCAACCGGAATATTAAAAGGTACAAAGAGAAAGGAATATAACTCATCTAAGGTAAGAAAAATGCGTAGTGAAAGAATGTTGACTAGAGCTAAAAAAGATGGGATTACTAATGACCAAGTCCAATATTATTTAGGTAAGTTGCAGGCTGCAGGACATATGAGATTACATAATATGACTAATTTTGATATTCAGATTGTACCTGGAGCTAATCCCGATACTTCTATAAAAGAAACTAGAATAACATTTGGTACTTTTTTAGAGAAGGGAATGGGTGATAGACCACATATGACTGGTTACTTACAATCGGCTAGTGATAGTGATAAACAATATAAATTAAAAGGTTGGTTTAATGAGGATGGGACATTCCGAATTGAACTTGTAAATTAATAACAATGGGATATAATCCGTATAGATGGTGGACTAAAGGTAGACCTAATAAACCACTTAAAGCAGATGCTCCGTTATTACTTAAGATACGAAATGGTGACTTTGATTATTCGTATATGTTTAATGAAGCTGTTCAAATGAGAGAAGCCGCTAAGCATGAGTATAATTTAACTTATAAAAACTATGGTGGTACTGATGAATCAAATAGACATCAAGTTGCATTAGAAGCTGGTAGGATGAAACGATTGAAAGCAATCAAATTGGAGTTGGAAGCGGGTAAAGAAGAATATATGACCCTATGGAAACTTCAAATGGAATTAAAGAAGGAATTTGGTAAGGATTTGTGGGATAAAGCGATGGAAAGACAGAGGGGAAAGGGTACTTTAGAGGACTTATATTGGTGGTATCAAAAGAATAGTAAGGTAAAAACAACCCCTTCAATGATGGATATCCAATTAAAAAAACCAAATACTTCTGGATTGGAATATTTATTCTAAACAGAAACTATGGAAAAATTCGTTAAATTAGAATCTATTAATTGCTGGGCTGGACCGTTAGGTATAATGCCCTGTGATGATAATGGATTACCAATAATGGAAGAAAGTAGAGCTTGGAGTAATTTAGGAGATGAGTGGTATTTACACTTATCAACAGAAGATAAAGAATTAGTAAACACAATTATAAACAACAAAAACAACAAAAGCTAGTTATGGAAATCGTAAAAAGCAGATTTGGACAAGAAAGAAGTATTGAAAGAATCAATTTGAACAAAGTGAGAGTATTGGGTGAATCTCAATTCATTCGTAAATCAACAAATAAGAATGGAGATGTAACCTTATTTGATTTTGAAGGTGGACCGTGTTATACATTAGGCGGTAAAATCTTCTTTGAGAAGATGAATTGGAAAATCTATGATATAGAACCAATGGAAAGCGGTTACAAAGACTTATATGAAGTAAATCTTCATATTGAACCAATTTGGAGATAATATGGAATTAGACCCAATACAACAAGCGGAGTTGGATAGATTGAACAAAGCATTAGCGGAACAATCTATTCAGCCCGAAGATGTAAAAAAACTTACTCAAAAAAAATTCAATCCTCAAACCGGTGAATTGCAACTATTAGTTGATAATGGTAATGGTGGTGTAAGAATGGCATCGGTGAATTTGTTCGAATAACGAAACCGAAGGTTGAGTCGTAGAGAGGAAAAATTTTTGATAGTGATAATTATTAGTATGAAATTACTACTATTAAAAATACAAGCCATCATACTAACAATGGGAATTGGAATATATGAATATTATAAAAATCAAAAATAACAAGCTATGGCATATAGTGATAAAGTATTGGACCATTATAGTAACCCTAAGAATGTAGGTACTTTAGATAAATCAAAATCTAATGTGGGTACTGGGTTAGTAGGAGCACCCGAATGTGGTGATGTGATGAGATTACAAATTGAGGTGGAAGATAACATTATTACCGATGCGAAATTCAAAACTTTTGGATGTGGTTCTGCAATTGCGGCATCATCCCTAGCAACTGAATGGTTGAAAGGAAAGAGTTTGGATGAAGCGGTAACAATCGATAATATGGATTTGGTTGAGGAATTGAACCTACCACCTGTTAAAATCCATTGTTCAGTTCTCGCAGAAGATGCTATTAAATCGGCAATCAATGATTATAGAACTAAGAACGGATTAGAACCCTTAACATTTGAAGAAAAATGATAATAATAGATGTAACAAAATTCGGTTCAATAGAACATGCCCTTAAGGTGTATAAACAAAAACACAATAAAGTGGGAACGGTTAGAGAACTGAGAGATAGACAAGTATTTACTAAACCATCCGTAAAAAGAAGAAAGGAAGTACTTAAAGCAATTTATAAGGAACAAAAGTTTAATAATAATTAAAACATAAAAGATGAAAAAGTACATTAATGGTTTATTACAATTAGCAGCGAGTGGTGTGTTGTTATTTACAATTTGGAAACAAAACGAAATAATCAAGCATTATAAAGCGGGTGATAAAATTGAAATTAAATCTGAAGATGGTAAGGCGGTAGAATTTAGTGGTGAGAATATGCAATCTGCAGTTGATTCACTTAATGATGAGATATTTAACTTACAATCAATTAATGGTAGATATGAATTATCATTAGACCATTTAAAAGAAGTTAATCCAAAAGCTGGAAAGCAGTTTGAAGATTATATGAACCACGAAACTGAATAACTATGGTAACACTACAACCTAAAGCATTAGAGCATGTGATTGAATTAATGATGGATGGTGGTATAACGCCCGAAACACATAACTTACGAGTTGGTGTCAAAGGTGGTGGATGTAGTGGGTTATCTTATACAATGGATTTTGATGATAAGATAGAAC